GTTGCATATCGCCCGATTGCAATGATTAACGCTGCTTCTGCTCCCGCAAACTATTGCGCCGATGACGCTCTGACACTTGCGATGCCGCAACTGTGGAACGATAGCGTTCCTCAGAATGTGTCTGTGATGGCTACCAACGGGGCAACAGACGGTGGCCCAATTCTAGTTCAGTACACGCAGGGGTAAGTCGTGAGCGGGCGCGGCAGGCCGCCGTTTAACTCGACGCTGCTATACAAGCAGCCGAGCCTTGCGCTGCGGCAGGTCATTCAGTACGCCGACCCAGACCCGACAGAAGCAACAGTACAAGGGCAGTGGTTCTGGGGCACTGCTAACGCTTTTACTTTAAATGCGGAAGTTGGCAGTTATTCCCTTACTGGTCAGGCGGCTACCCTCACCCGCACGGCGGTTGTTTCCGCTGGCGCTGGCTCTTATTCGGTTGCCGGTCAGAATGCAGAGTTAATCTATACGGTTGACCGGACGCTTAATGCGGCGGCGGGCTCTTATAGTATCTCCGGGCAAGTTGCGGAGTTTGTTCGTACTCTGCTGTTTAACGCTGAAGTAGGCGCATACAACCTGTCCGGTCAAGCGGCGTCTCTTACCGCTGCCCGAGTCCTTGGGCTTGATGCTGGCGCTTACGACATTAACGGGCAGAGCGCGGATCTCTCCGCTACCCGAGCGCTTTCACTCGCCGCAGGTTCGTACATCGTTCTGGGCCAAGACGCTAGCCTTACTAAGGCTAAAAATGTCTCGGCGGATGCGGGCGCTTATGATATAAGCGGTCAGGTAGCAGAGCTTCTTCGCGGGCTTTCGCTAAGCGCTAACTCAGGCAGCTACTTAATCGCTGGACAAGCTGCCGACCTCTTCCCGACAACGCTTTTCCCGAACCCTGCTGACGTTCGTCAGGGGGTTGTTTACGGGCCCGGTGGCATTTATACTGGGACACTAGTTGTAGGCGGCAATCCGATCTACCTATTTGATGACTAAACGTCATGGCAAAGACCCCCGCTTGGACTCGCAAGGAAGGCAAGAACCCCAAGGGCGGTTTGAACGCTAAAGGCCGCGCTTCTTATAACGCCGCGAACCCCGGTAAACCGGGGCTTAAAGCCCCGCAGCCTGAAGGTGGCCCACGACGCGATTCCTTCTGTGCCCGGATGGAAGGGGCGAAGAAGAAGCTCACGAGCGCCAAAACGGCTAACGATCCCAACTCTCGTATCAATAAATCGCTTAGGGCGTGGAACTGCTGAAATGGACCTCAGTATCTGGAACACCGTACTGACGGTGCTAATCGGGCTGTTGTCTTGGGTTCTAAAAGAGAAAGCAACGGAACTCAAGAGGGTTGAAATTCTCCTCAACAAGACCCGAGAAGAGATTGCTCGGGAATACGTTACCAAGGTAGAAGTCCATAACGACATCAATCGAGTGCTTGATAGGCTTGACCGGCTGGAAGCAAAGATTGATACCTTCATAAAAGGCGGTGCTCGTGCCTAGTACCAGTCAGCGGCAGCATAATCTGATGGCTATGGTCGCAAATGACCCGAAAGCCGCAAAAAAGACTGGCATTCCTCAGTCAGTTGGGGAAGAATTTGTAAAGGCAGACAAGGGCCGTAAGTTTGGTACCGGCTCCCGTCCCGATCTCCAGCGTCTCAACAAGCCGAAAACCCTCCATGGTAAATCGGCACTATTCAGTGAAGGTGGTTCCATGAAAGAGTCTAAAGCGATGGTCAAGAAGGAGATTGGCTTCATGAAGGCCAAGGGCGCTCCGAAGTCCATGATCGAGCATGAGAAGAAGGAAGCCGGTATGAAGAAGATGGCTTCTGGTGGTTTCGTTCGCGCAGCCGACGGTGTTGCTTCCAAGGGTAAGACTAAGGCCAAGCAGATCGCCATGAAAAAAGGCGGTAAGTGCTAATCATGGACAAGGCTAAAACCCCTCCGCCCCCTCCCCCTCCGCCCCCGGCTCCCAAAGCCGAGACCGCTGAAGAGCGCATGGTGCGCGAAGCCAAGCAGGATGCTGCTACGGAGAAAGGCTACAAAGAAGCAACCAAGCCTGATCGCCTGAAGAAAGCCCTGCCGTTCAAGGCTGGTGGCAAGGTTAGCTCCGCTTCTTCCCGTGCGGATGGTTGCGCTCAGCGTGGCAAGACCAAAGGTCGGATGGTGTAACTATGATGGCATCACGCGGAATGGGGGCCATAAGCCCCTCCAAGATGCCCAAGGCAACTCGCAAATCAAGGCGAGACAGTACTGATTTCGATCAGTATGCCGAGGGCGGCGAGGTTAAGTCCCGTGTGAATCAGGCTGGTAATTACACCAAGCCGGGTATGCGTAAGTCGCTGTTTGAGTCTATCAAGTCTCGTGCTACGCAGGGCACCGCCGCAGGGCAATGGTCAGCCCGTAAGGCACAGTTGCTTGCTAAGCAGTACAAGTCTAAGGGCGGCTCTTATAAATGACAAAAGCGTGCCTTCTCTGCGAGCAGGACAAGGACGAATCCGATTTTTATCGGTTCTTTGACCGCTGGACACAGAAGCGCTATTTGAGCGCACGATGCAAGCCGTGCCATCAGGAATACAAACGGACGAGTCCAACAACGCCCCGCAACCGCAAGGCTGAGAAGCTACAACTGCGGTACGGCTTGACCTATGAACAGTGGGAAGCCATGCGCCAAGCGGAAGATTGTCGGTGTATGATTTGCGGCATCAGTGAGGATGAGCTTGGTAAAAAACTGGACGTGGACCACTGCCACTATTCCGGGAAAGTCAGAGGGCTTTTATGCAATCCGTGCAACACCATGCTCGGGCATGCGCGGGATAAAGTTGAAATTCTTGAAGCCGCTGTTGCGTATTTGAAAGAGAATAGCGGGGGGTACAAATGAAAGCCCCCCAGCAGTCACTAAAAGACTGGACTGCTCAGAAATGGCGCACGAAGTCAGGCAAGCCCTCAAGCGAGACTGGCGAGCGATACCTTCCCGCAAACGCGATCAAGTCCCTGTCCTCCGCCGAGTACGCTGCGACCACCCGCGCTAAACGCGCTGGCAAGGCCAAAGGCAAGCAGTTCGTATCTCAGCCCAAGACCATCGCCAAAAAGACTGCAAGGTTTAGATAATGGCTACGACAGGCACTTCGACGTTTAATCTGGACATGAACGACCTTATCGAAGAGGCGTTTGAGAGGTGCGGCCAAGAACTTCGCACGGGTTATGACTTCCGCACGGCTCGACGTAGCCTTAACCTGCTGTCTATTGAGTGGGCAAATCGCGGTATCAACCTGTGGACAATTGAGCAGGGGCAGATTCCCCTGTATCAAAATCAATCTATTTACTCGCTTCCGGTGGATACGATTGATCTTCTGGATCAGGTTGTCAGGACGGGAACTGGTACAAACCAAACTGACATCAATATCAATCGGATCTCGGAGTCCACGTACTCTACGATCCCTAACAAGAATGCTACGGGTCGTCCTATTCAGGTCTGGATCAACCGGCAGTCGGGCGAGTCTAACCCTACCACCGCTACGCTGACTGCCACGATTGGTTCTACAGATACTACGATTGCCATTACCGGCGCTTCGACTTTGCCGTCCGCAGGGTTTATTAAGCTGGACAATGAAACGATTGGGTACTCGGCCATTAGCGGGAATAACCTGCTCTACTGTGGCCGTGGACAGAACAGCACTACTGCGGCTTCTCATACCGCTGGCGCTAGCGTTACACTTCAGAACTTGCCAAACATCAATATCTGGCCTATCCCAAATCAAGGCGCGGTTGGCAACCCTTACTATATGTTTGTGTATTGGCGTATGCGCCGAGTGCAGGACGCTGGTACAGGTACCAAAACTCAGGATATTCCATTCCGGTTCATCGAATGCATGGTCGCTGGGCTTGCATACAAGATGGCTATGAAGCTGCCAAACATGGACCCCAATAGGCTTGCCGTTCTTAAAGCTGAATACGACATGCAGTGGCAGTTGGCCTCGGATGAAGATCGGGATAAGGCCAGTCTGCGTTTTGTGCCACGTTCTATGTACTATGCCTGATTATGGCTGGACCTAAATACGCTTCCGCTAAGAACGCGATTGCTGAGTGTGATCGCTGCGGGCAACGATATAAACTTAAGGAACTCCGCAAACTCACGATCAAGACCAAACAGGTCAATATCAAGGTTTGCCATGAGTGCTGGGAACCAGACCACCCTCAGTTGCAATTGGGTATGTACCCCGTGTACGACCCGCAGGCCGTGCGTGAGCCACGCCCGGATACCAGCTACTACCAGTCTGGAGTTAATGCAGAAGGTAGTCGGGTCTTTCAGTGGGGGTGGAACCCCGTAGGCGGGTCTAGAGCAAATGACGCTGGATTGACCCCAAATAACTTGGTACTCTCTGTACAAGTTGGTACCGTCACTGTAGTGACTGCGTAGGAGCAGACATGGATTCCATGAAAAAAATCGCCAAGACCGAGGTTAAGGCTCACGAAAAGCGCATGCACGCCAAAGGCATGAAGAAAGGCGGCGTTACTTCTCTCGATATGAAGAAGTACGGTCGCAACATGGCCCGTGCAATGAACCAGCGGAGCAAGTAATGGCTAAGTTCAGCATGAAGGTCAAGGGCAAGGAGATCGGCCCCGCGCCGGTTTATGCGCCTCCGCACGATATGCAGGGCACTGCTGGTGTTGACATCAGCAACTCTGGCTACAATGGCGGCAAGCGTTACCGCGCCAACGATGTGAACATGAGCGTTGGTAATATCGACCGCAACGATTACGCAGCGCCTAAGACTTCGGGTATCAAGACTCGGGGTAACGGTGCCGCTACCAAGGGCGTGACTGCTCGGGGACCGATGGCGTGAACTACAGCGAGCTTTCTGCTGCGATTCAGTCGTATACCGAGAATCAGTTCCCGGTGACGACACTTGCTGATGGGTCTACGGTTTCGTCGGCCTCTCAGATCGCTCGCTTCGTTCAGCAGGCAGAACAGCGGATTTACAACACTGTTCAGTTCCCGTCCCTGCGTAAGAACGTGACCGGCACAACCTCTGTCGGCAATAAGTACCTGTCCTGCCCAACCGATTTTCTTGCCGTGTATTCCATGGCGGTTATTGATGGGGCTGGGGCGTATGAGTACCTGCTCAATAAGGATGTGAACTTCATCCGGCAGTCGTATCCATCCCCAACAGATACAGGCGCTCCTAAGTATTACTCCTTGTTTGGCCCGACGGTGACCGGAGTTACGATCACCAACGAATTGTCGTTTTTGCTTGGGCCGACCCCGGATATCGCTTACGGCATCGAGCTTCACTATTACTACTATCCTGAGTCGATTACGGTCGCAAACACCACTTGGCTGGGGGATAACTTTGATTCGGTGCTGTTGTACGGAGCGCTGGTTGAGGCGTATACCTTCATGAAGGGTGAGGCCGATATGGTTGGCTTGTATGATGGCAAGTACAAAGAAGCCCTTGCTCTTGCCAAGCGCCTTGGAGATGGAATGGAGCGTCAGGATGCGTACCGTTCTGGGCAATACCGTCAGCCGGTGACTTAAGATGGCACTTGTTCAAGGCGCGACTAATACGTTTAAAACGGGTCTTGCATCAGGCTCGTTTAATTTTTCGTCGGATACTTTTAAGATCGCGCTGTATAGCAGCACCGCTGACCTTGGCCCGACAACCACTGCATATACAACGACTGGTGAACTCACTGGCACCGGGTATACTGCCGGTGGCGTTACGCTTACAGTGTCTGTCACTCCGACGACTGGGGCGGATTCTTCTAATACGGTAGCGTATTTGTCTTTCGCAAATGCAACGTGGAACCCAGCGGCGTTTACGTGCCGTGGCGCGTTGATCTACAAGTCAGGTGGGGGGAACCCCACAGTGTGTGTTCTGGATTTTGGTAGCGACAAGACATGCACTACCTCATTTGAGGTACAGTTCCCCGCTGCCTCTAGTACAAGCGCAATCATCAGGATTGCATAGGAGCCTGAAGTGACGACGAATCGAGCAAAGACTTCGGATGTAACCGGCGGCGGTTTGATTGCTAATAGCATGCCGAGCGACTCTGCCAAAGCGATGGGCAAGTACATCGTTGAGTGTTTCGATAAAGACGGCAATCACAAGTGGACCGCTGAGACGCCCAATCTTGTTGTGAACGTCGGTCTTCAGTACATGGCTGGAACGGCGCTTGTTGCTACCACTCAGATCACCACTTGGTATGTTGGTCTGTACGGCGCTGGCGCTTCGAACACTCCAAACGCACTGGATACTGCATCTTCTCATGGTGGCTGGACTGAAAACACCAGCTACTCGGAAGCTACGCGCCCGGTGGCAAACTTTGCCGCTGCAACTAATGCCAATCCTTCCGTTGTTACCAACACCTCTAACAAGGCGGTGTTTACCATGAACGCCACCACCACGATTGGCGGTGCGTTTTTGATTAGCAACAACACTAAGGCTGGTACGACTGGTACGCTGTTCTCTGCCGCTGACTTTCAAGCCCCCGGCGACCGAGCGGTTGTTAGCGGGGATATTCTGAACGTCACTTATCAGTTTAGCCTGTCCGCCTAAGGATGGATAAGTGTCCAGTGGCTGGGGTTCCGGCACTTGGGGCCAATCTAACTGGGGTTACTCTGGGTATTCATCCTCAGTAACGGAGTCCGCCACTGGCTCTGATTCCATAACGGGATCATCTCTTGCAGGTCTAGTCACAGAAGCGGCTACAGGCACTGAAACTGTAGCCGCTATACGGCGGTTAAACCCCGTAGTTGCCGAGTCGGCATCCATAGCCGACAGTAATCTTGGCGTGCGAAACTATTTTCGCACTGAATCCGAGACTGCTACTGGCGCGGATTCTACTAGCGCGCAGGCGAGATTTTTTGCCAGTGAAGTCGAGGCTGCAACGGCCTCAGATCAGATAAGCGCACGCTCGCAGTTTTTCAGATCAGAAACAGAAGTAGGAACAATATCCGATCTGGTATCTGCCAGACCTACTTTTTACTCTGCTGAGCAAGAAACTGCCACTGTTGCAGAGTCAATAGCCGCTCGGGCGCAACTACAGTCCTCTGCCTTAGAAACATCTACCGGCGCTGACTCCGTTTCCTCAGTTCGTATCCTTACCGAAGGCGGATGGGGTACGGGAACGTGGGGTCAGGGTCCGTGGAGTGGCACGGTATTTAGCCGGTCAATCGTAGAGGCCGCTACCGCTTCAGATCAAGTATCTGTCTCGGTCCCCGCTGTTAATGGGCAAATAAACGAGACTGCAACTGGCACTGACTCTGTAACCCCGAGGCTAACAACCGTCAATGGTTTGGTTATTGAATCGGCGTCTATTGCCGACTCTATAGCGGCTAGGTTTGCGCCCCGGTCAAGTGTTTCAGAATTAGCGGCGGTTGCGGATTCTGTTTCCTCAGTTCGTATCCTTACTGAAGGCGGCTGGGGATCAGGCACTTGGGGCCAAGGGCCTTGGAACGGGGTTGTATTTGCCCGGAACATATCCGAGTCTGCTGCTGGCTCTGATTTGTTTTCAGCCGCCGTTGCCACGGTCAATGGCTCTGTTATTGAAGCGGCGTCTATTGGCGACTCGGTAACGCCCAAACTTACGACAGTTAACGGTGTTACACAGGACTCTGCATCTGTCGCGGATTCTAATTCTGCGATTGGTAGGTTCAACCACTCCGTCGCAGAAACCTCCTCCGGTGCTGACTCCATTGCCTCTTCTGTTGCCTACACCGAGGGCGGATGGGGCTCTGGGGCATGGGGTCAAGGCCCGTGGAACGGAATCGTATTTAGCAGAAGTGTTGCGGATTCCGCTCTTGGGTCAGACGCTATTTCGTCCGCCCTGTCTTTGGTTAACGGTCTGGTTATAGAGTCAGCCTCTGCTTCTGATTCGGTATCTGCGACCGTCCCAACAGTCAACGGTCGGGTTGAAGAAACCGCCTCTGGCGCTGACGTTATATTCGCAGCCCGTGCAAACGATGCTGAAACTCTTGTTGCCGATACTTCGACCGGAACTGACTCAACATCTTCCACGGTTACCTACACCGAAGGTGGCTGGGGATCAGGCACTTGGGGCCAAGGGCCGTGGAACGGGATCGTCTTTAGTAGGAGCACTGCGGATAGCGCGGTCGCATCTGATGCGGTAACTCCTAGACTTGCACAAGTAAATGGACTGCTCAATGAAGCTGCTCAGGCGGCTGATTCAGTATCTTCTAATCTCGCGCAGTCTTTCAATGTAGCCCAAGATTTCGCCACAGCAACCGATAGCGTTACTCCGGCTCTTCCGGTGGTTAATGGGCTGGTTGATGAGCCGGTTCAAGTCACGGATGAAACGTCTGCCACGATCACACTGACCGAAGGTGGCTGGGGCTCAGGAACTTGGGGTCAAGGCCCGTGGAACGGTATCGTTTTCTCGCGCAATGTCGAGGAGATTGCAACCGCGACGGATGCAGTAACGCCCCGGCTGGCGCTGGTTAACGGGATTATTGAAGAACCTGCGACGGCCACCGATGCTATCAGCGCGGATTTGCCGCTTTCTTTCAACGTAGCGCCAGATTCCGCAACGGCTACCGATGCAGTAAGCGCCGAGACCCCGACTCAAAACCCTCTAATAAGCGAGCCCTCCACGGCTACCGATGCCGTATCGCTCGCGGTCATTTACACAGAAGGCGGCTGGGGTTCTGGGACTTGGGGTCAGGGTCCATGGAACGGGGTGGTGTTCTCTCGTTCTATCGAAGAGTCTGCGTCTATAGCAGATGAAGTTATCGGCGTCCCTGCGTATCCCCGGTCTACAGATGAGTTTCTGGACGCGACGGTAGAAGTTGATACCGCTGCTACGTTCTTCGTTTCCATCATCGAAGGCGTTGCAATCTCCGATTCCACGGTTGGGGTGCAGTATTACGAATCGGATGTCCACGAAGATCTTACTGTCGCGGACTTTATTCTTGGCGGGCGTTCTTATTTCCGCTCTATAGAAGACGCATCTTCTGCGACTGATTCAGTCGCATCTGACCCCGAGTACGCAGTACTTATTGCCGACGTAGGACTTGCTGCTGACTTAATTAGTTCTATCATCACCCGTCAATGGGACACGATAGACGATTCTCAAGACGCAAACTGGCAGGCCCCTGACAACAGTCAGCCGGTTACTTGGGAGACTGTTAGTGACAATCAGGACGCGCAGTGGCAGAATGCTGGTACGTCGCAGACCGCCGACTGGGTTGCGGTTGATGTCACTCAGGCTGTAAGCTGGCAAAATGTTAACGCCGCCCAAACTACTGCTTGGTCTGAAGTCAATGATAGCCAGTCTGCGGGCTGGCAGTCTGTTGTTAATGAGCAGGCTGGAAGCTGGCCTACAATCGAGACCGCGCAAGCGGTAAACTGGCAAGGAGTCGCTACCAATCAAAACCCGGCATGGTCGGATATTGATAGCGCTCAAGACTTTGACGAGACAGAAATCGTTTAGGAGTAGTTCATGGCCGTTACGTATACTTCCCTCCTTGGCCTTGCTAAGCCAACTACTGGCACAGAGGCGGGCACATGGGGTGATGTAGTCAATGACTACTTGACTACCTATCTTGATGCAGCGGTGGCCGGGGCTCAGACAATCAGTGGGAGCCAAACTGCGGTCACCTTAACGGTGGCAAACGGTACTGCGCTAGTTCAAGCAGCCGCAACATCCGCAGGCTCCGCGCAGTACCGCATCATTAACTGTACGGGTAGTCCGGCAGCTACGTTGATAATCACCGCTCCGTCTGCGAGCCGTGTATATCTGGTTATCAACGCTACCTCTACCAATCAGATAGTGACGGTCAAAGGCGCAGCAACGACTGGGGTTAACATCCCCGCGCTTACCCGGTCGCTGATTGCCTGGAACGGATCTGACTACATCCTGATCGCCTCTAACCGGATCACTGATCTGACGGGAACTTTGACTACCGGCAACGGCGGTACGGGTCTGACGACCTTTACTGCGGCCAACAACGCCATTTACTCCACCTCGTCTTCGGC